ATTTCTTTTTTGTTTTAATTGGTTTCTCTTCTATTAAAACATCATCTAGAACTTCATCAGACTTTACTGATTTCTTTTTTGTTTTAATTGGTTTCTCTTCTATTAAAACATCATCTAGAACTTCATTAGACTTTACTGATTTCTTTATTGTTTTATTTGGGTTCTCTTTAATTAATTGTTCTTTTATTAAAATATTATCTAAAACTTCGGTAGATTTTATTAGTTTCTTTTTTATTTTAATTGGGTTTTTATCAACTAATTGTTCTTCTATTAAAATATCATTTATAACTTCAGTAGACTTTATTGGGTTCTCATTATCTAATTGTTCTTTTATTAAAACATCATCTAGAACTTCAGTAGACCTTACTAATTTCTTTTTTGTTTTAATTGGGTTCTCTTCAATTAATTGTTCTTTATTAAGAACTTTTACTAACTTTATTGATTTATTTTTGATTTTAGTTTCTTCTTTAATTACTAAATCTTCTAATTTAATAATTTTTTTATTAACACGTGGTTTTTTTACTTTTAGTTCTTTAACTTTTTTCTCTTTAGGTTCTTTAACTTCTTTAATCTTTTTTTCTTTTTTAGGTTTAGTATCATATTTTTGTTTATATTCGTCAAATAATTCTCCTATTTTATTATCAACAAGTTGGAGAAATTGAGTAACAGGATTTTGAATTTGATTTGTCATATAAAACAGATAATCTACTTCCAAATTATTTTGTTTAATATATGCTGGTGTTTCAATTACTTCACCTTGTAATAGTTTTCTCTTAGGATCATCATTTTTAACTTTAACAACAAGAAATTCTATTCTATCGCCTGATTGTGGTTTATTACCAGGATCGCGTAATGCTATTTTTTCTGCTAAATATACATGTGCTATTTTTGTCCAATCTTTATATGATTCTTTTAATTTTAAAGTTCGTGATTGTAAGAAATATTTAATATCATATTTTCCTTCAAACATGTCATCTAAACATTTCTTTAAAAATGCTTTAGCACCAATAGGATCTCGTTTATTAATCAAAATATCAATAATACCTCCACATATTTCTTTAACAATTGGAGAATTATCTCGTCTTTTTAGCACAATACCCATAAAATCTTGTTTATATTTATTTGGATTCATTTCATATTTATTACCTACATATTTTTTTTTACATAAAATGATAAAAGGCCAAAAAGTTTTTTCATATGCAAAGTTATGTGGAAATGCTAATCTACTTTTAATTAATTCGCCAGATATTTTACCTAATTCCATTGACATGTCAAGAGAACGTTTATCATTAATTATTTTACCACCTTTATAAAATTCAACATTATAAACTTTTTTATCATTAACTAAATCCCACCATGGTTGAACCCAATATTCTTTTAGGATAGATGATATGAAAGTTCTTAAAGTCATTTCAATTATAACACGTTGATTATTTAAATTATTATATATATTTTGTTTTTCTTCTTTTTCTTTTGTTTTAATTTCTATTTCTTCAGTAAATAGACTTGAATCTAATTTTTCTTTTTTTATTTTTTCATTCAGTTTTCTTAATTCTAAATCTATTGTTCTTATTCTATCACTATAACTTTTAATAGTTTCATCTGTATAATCATTTGTAGTTAATCTAATTTTGCTTAATTGATAACGAGCCCATTGATTTAATTTATAATCCATATTTGGATAATCTTTAAGTACAATTTCTTGAAGAGTCCATAACCAACTTAGGTAAGATTCTTCCATGTATTCTTTTAAATATTGTTTTAGTCTTTCTTCAATTGGTAAAATAGTTTTCCAATGTTTTGGTTCTGGTTTAACTATAGGAGGGTCAGGTAATGATAGTTTTGTAATTTTATCAGGTCCGTAATATTTATCATGTAAATGACACCATTTTTCTTGATGTTCAATAGGTAAAAATGGTTTGATAAAATCTCTTGAAAATGCTATTATTTCTTTCCATATAGCTAATGATTCTTTTTTACCTACCTTTTCAACATCTTCTCTAAAGCGATAGCATGAAAAATTAGAATCAGTATCTCCATATCTAACAACTGGTTGTATTGTATTATATTTAATATCTTCTAATAAATATTTTTTTAATCCTTTAATAAAATTTTCTGCATATTCTCCAGTTGTATTTTTAAGTTCCATATTAACAAATTGCATAAATTTATCTTCGTCATTAGATTCAAGCGCTTTTTTCATACCATTAATTAAACCTGGTAAAATTTCTTCATCATATTTTTTACCAAGGATTAACATTTCGCGTCCTGTTGATGTTGTACAAGCTGCAATATCACGTTTACATACAGGAGATGTACCTGCTCCTAATTGTCCGTATAATGAATTTGCCGTCACTTTTAAAGCTAATTGTTTAGCATCATATATTTTTGCTTTAAATGGGTTCTCTTCTGCCTCCATTAATTTTTTAACAGATTTGCGTTCTTTTAATAGTTTATCAAGAATTAATGGAATAACACCAAGTTTATTATTTTTCTTGGCATATCTACGATATTGAATGGTGCCATCTGCATCAACAAATTGTGCATTATAATATTCAATACCTTCTAAATTATCAAACTCATCATTTTCAACTATTGTTTCATGAGACATGTTTTTTTGAATTATTGATGATGGATAAAGTGAATTATAATCTTTAGTGACATATGCTTCATAATCAACAGTAGGAACTGGATCAAAAACAATAGCACCTTCAAACCAATTATCTGTTTCTATATCTTCTAAATTTTTACTTTTACATATAGGACAATTATAACCTTTTGTTTCAATATTACAAATTTTACATAGTTTAAATTTTTGCATTTTAATAACAGGAAATATATAACCTTGTTCTTTGAATTCTTTCAAACAAAGTGAAAAAATTTTAATTCCTTGTCCTCGTATAAACAGATATGATAAAGGCACACTACACACATTAGCCATTTCAATATTCTTAGTAATAATTTCTAATTTATTCATTAACAAATTTACTAACTTGCAATCTTTTATACAATACTTTGCTACAATAGAACGGTCTTGAGGAGAACCTTTTTGAAATTTAAAAATTTCTTTTGGACCAACATCATCTTTTGCTTGAGACCAAAAAATTTTACATTCATTATTTCCTTTTGCCAAATTTAAATTTTCTAATAAATATTCATCTCCTTTAACATATAATATTTTATTTAATTTATCTATATTCGAGACAATATATTTTTCACCAACATCATCAGATATAAACCCTTTAATTACTTCCAAATGAATATAATCTTTAAGACATATATCATCAACTGAATTACATTGCAATTCAAATATAAAATTATCATCACCTTTATCTAGTTTTTTAAATGATATTACTTCACCACGAATAAAGTTAGCAGCAACATAATCTAGTTTATAACATGACAAATTATAAGTCTTTTGAACGTCTTTCATCAAGTCGATATGAACTCTTCCAGGAGTATCCCAAAAACGTAGTAAATTTTCACCTAATGCACTTGAAGCTAATTTCATTTCCTTAAAATTACAATATCGTTTTTTTAATTTACTCATATAACCCATTTCGTCTTTAATGCCTAATATTTGGTCAGCACGGTCATATAAATATTTTTCATCAAAATAAAAAATATTATAACCAGTAATAATATCACAATCAGATTCAATTAATTCTTGTTTAAAATCTAATAATAATTCTGTCTCATTATCAAATGATTTTAATACTGTTTTATCATCAAATGGAACTGTTTTATCTAAACAAGCTATATACTGACGATAGGGTTCAGACTGTCCTAAATAAGTATAAGTCACTCCAATTTGAATTACAGCATCTAATTTACGGTTAGCTTGAGGAAATTGACCATCATGAGAATAACATTCAATATCAAAAGAAGCAATACGTAAAGGTGCATTAACATCTTTCTGAATTGGATTTAAATCTCTCCAATTTACATTAAGTTCAATATCACAATAACTTTCTTTTAATGATTCTTTTTTTACAAGTAAATATTCAGATGTTTCAACCCAAGCACATCCTGAAATTTTTCTATTGTGAAAACATCGAAACATTGGTGGTAAGTTAGCTTCATATGTTTTGAATGTATATTTTTTATATTCAAAGTCTATTTCATTTTCTTCAAAGAATATTCTAAATTTTTTCATTCCATCTGCATTATTGAAAGTCAGTCTAGCAAATTTAAATTCAGAATCATTTGTAAAACTATCTGCTTTTTTTGCTGTGACATATTGTATATCAAGTAATGTTGATTTAAATTTTGTCCAAATCTTTTTATTGTTATAACTCAATAAAAAGTCTTTGAATTGCTTTAATTTATTGTCTATTTTCATTTCATTTAAACAAGCCCAAGTAGGAGGAAGTTCAATATAAAAATATGGAGTAAAATCTGTTACTTTAGCATATACAGATTTACCATTCATTGTTCTACCAAAAACATGTATAATAAATTCTCCCATTTTTTTATTATTTTCACTATCATCTTCATTTGGTTCTATATAATGATCTTCTAACCAATCATATATTTGAAATTCAATACTTTGTTTATCGGTCATATTATATTTAATTATTATTAAATATAATATCTTTATATCAATTTTTTATGGGTTTATTAATCATTACTAATAACGATATATTCAATTATTATATTGCGTTTTATAAAAAATGGATGTGTATAAAGTAATAGTTATTATAAAGTCTATTTTTTATTTTTTCTTCGTGAAACAACATGTTCAGAACCATAAAAAGATATTGTTAAATTTTTAGACTGTTTAATTTCATGAGCAATTTCTTCATTTATTGTATATCTTGTATTTACATAATCTTCATAGTTTGGATTAACTTCTGGTTGAGCGTATGCAAAATCTCCTGGTATAATATTTATACCTCGTGTTAATGCATGTTCATATGCATCAATATATAACTCTGGTTTTTTGTAATTATAAAATTTACTTATTCTTTCAATAGGATTTTCTACACTTTCTTTAATTAATGATTCAAAAATTAAATCAGAATGTGAATTATGTAAAGCATTTATTACGCATTTCAAAAATATAGGATGTACTAAATCACCATGCATATCACTTATTAAAATATGTTTTTTTTGACATATCGTTTGACACCATAAAGATAGATTTTTAATTGAATAACTATTTTTAGATAAAATTTCTGAAAAACTTGTATCTTTATTGTATACAAGAGACCGTAGTGGAATATCTGGTATGTTATCAACGTATTGTATATATTTATCTAATTCGTCTGATTCGTCAATATTAGTTTCTTTCAACATGTTATTTTCAATTAAATTTTCTGGAATAAGAATAAAATAATTCCCCCAATCAATATCTAATTTTGATTGAATAATTACAATATCTCCATTTTTATTTTTTGTTGCTTCTTCTATCATTTTATCTAATACGTCACTAGATATTGATTTACTATTTGAATAAAGTATTGGTCTCAAAACTAAAAATGTTCTATCATCTAAATAATCTGGTATTCCATAACATAATTTATTTTTAAACATTTTTAAGTGGTTCTGAAACATTATGTTAATACATCATAATAATAAAAATTTATTAATTTTAGTTTCAATTTTTTAAACACATCCAATTATACTTTGGATGTGGAGAAAGTCCTACTTTCACCACCTCTAATAGCGAAAAAGAAAGTAAAATTTTTATTTGTGTCAATCATATATTTTATATACAATAAAATTCAACATAACTAATATTATAAATCTGCTGTATATTATATCAACATTATTATATGTCTCATAAATGCATAAAATTATATAAAAATATTACAAATAAAACACAAAAATCTACATTATCTATATTAAATCAAGATAGTAAAAAAATATTAAAAGAAGAAATACAAAAGAAAGAAGCTAAAATTACAGATATACCAGAAGATTTAGTTATTCTGTTTATGACTAATGCGATGATGAAGGAAGTTTGTAAAAGTTTTAATAAAATAACAAGTCCATTAATAAATATAAATCGAAAAAATATAGAAAATTGGAAAGCAATTTTTAAAAAGGATTTTGGTATTACATATAGTATAAATAAAGATACAATATTAAATAATCCTAATAAAATGATTATTACTGATTTAATTATAGAATCGAGACTAATATATCTAACAAATCAAGATTATTATATTAATGGATTATGGACTGATATTCTAGACACTTTAGTAAATTTTAATATAAATGGTAATTTAATATTATCCAATAATCTACTTAAAACATTACCAAAAAATTTCGGTAATATTATTGTTGGTGGTAATTTAGTATTATCTAATAATTTATTACAAATATTACCAGAAAATTTTGGTAATATTAAAGTTGGTGGTAATTTATTATTATCTTATAATCTACTTAAAAAATTACCGGAAAGTTTTAAAAATATTACTGTTGGTGGTAATTTAGTGTTATCTTATAATTTACCAGCTTTAATATTACCATATAGTTTTGATAATGTTAATGGACGTATTATTTAATAATTAATTTACTAATACTTTTCATAATAATATAAAAATTTTATTTAATCAGATAAAATAAGTAAAAAGATTATAATATTTATACAATAATATCATTAAGATAACATGTATTAAAAGGTGCAGGAGAAAGTAAAAAATATTTTGCTTGAATAAATTACAATTATTGTTTTTTAATTTTTGTTTTATGTAAATATTCAATTACATATAATACTGATATAAGTATAATAGTCCAAATAATACTATTGTAAATATTATCAATAATTTGAAAAAATAATATAAATGTAATAATCGTTCTTAATATATGAGAACTAAAAATATCGGTTAATAATTCAGATACACCAGGTATATTAGAATATCCATTTGTTAAAATAACAAATAAAATAACAATAAATATATTTTTTCTAAATAATATTTCAAAA